AAATCTGGGACATAACCTCCACCTGCAAGTTTGCTAAACGACATCTTACTAAGCGTAAGCAGTTTTATAAAGAAGCAAACTATCCTTTTACAATAGAGAAAACAGATTGGCAAAACTAATAGTATGCGGTTGCTCTTATTCGGCACCTAGTCGGTCATTACCGGGTACTGCGTATGGAGAAGTGTTAGCTAAGAAGTTAGGATGGGACGTAGAGATATTGGCACGTCAAGGTTGTTCCAATGGCGGCATCCGTGTACAAATAGATGAAGTATTGCGTCAACGTCCTGCGTTTGCTATTATTGCTCCTACGTTTCATGACCGTATGGAAATACCTGCTAGTGCGGCACCATACGATTGGACACAAAACACAGAGCGTGGGTGGAATCCTAGCTTACAACAACACTTACAAAAAGAAATGCTCAACGGATATGATAAGTCTGTAGGCATTGATAATGTAAACTATGGTAATAATCCATATCGTATGATATGCGAAACCATTTTTAGTTTAGCAGAGAACTATGATCATCCTTACCGTTCTAGTAAGATAGATAAAAATACACAAGCCGCAGTTAAGGGTTACATTAACCATATGTACGACTCAAACTGGAAGCGTCAACAAGACGAATGGATTATCCGGGACGGTATTATGCAGTTGTTCTATAGTGGCATTCCATTCTTAGTTGTTGCAAATAACCTATGGGATAGTGGAACTGTGCGTACAGCTATACCTAGTGTAGTTGATGACAAATACCTGACCCTTGACTACAAGGAAACACCTGCTTATGCTACCAACGAGTGGCCGTTTGAAGGTAAAGATGACCCAGGATACCACGGTAGTCCTAAGAGCCAAGAGTACTTAGCAGAAGTATATTACAAAAAAGTATGCGAGCAGTTGCACTTGTAGCACACCCAGACGATTGTGTTATCTTTGGATGGCCCTTTATAGAGGCACATCCGGAGTTTGAATGGCATATTAACTATCTAACATATTCTTTTATGGATGCCCGTGCTAGGGAATTAAACGCATACTGGAATAAGCGTGGCATACTAACAACTTTTTTAGGAATGAAAGACGATTGGGAGTATGTAAAGAATGGAGAGTTGGGGTTTGATCCCGACATAGCTCGACAGGATATCATTAATTCATCGAGCAAATACGATTTAATACTAACACACTATGAAGATGGCGAATACGGGCATCCTCATCATAAGTTTGTAAACACTATTGCCAATCAAATTGGTAAACCAAAGGTTTACTTTGCTAGTACATTTAACTATAATGTAGAATATGTAGTAAAAGAAGGAGTAGCAGTAGAAGAACTTCCATTACATAGAAGTGTAATTGAAGAATTTACTGATCGAAATATCGGGAGATATATCGTGACGCCGGAAGCGGAGACTTTAATCAATAATAACAATGAGAATATTAACCTTAGATAACACAGCTTATCCAATGGACCAAATCCCTGATGAAATAGATGAAGTTAGATTTTGTGTACTAGATAATAGCGACCCTAAAGAACCAGATTACTTTTATATCCCACTAATTTTCTTAGAATCATTTAACAGCCCAGCATTAGTTCTACGTATTGGCGAAAGCACTATACGTATGCCAGTGGATTGGCAATTATTAATCGGCGAACCCGACTTTGGAGACTTAGAAGTTGTTCCACTAACAAGTATTAATGATCGTGGCTTTAATGTTTTTACATTTAATCCACTAAGTAGCTTCCGTCCCGAGTTTAAACCTGTAGAAATTGTAGACATTTATCAAGACGTTAAGTGGTATTTCCCTAAACTCAAGCCAGGCCAGTTGTTAGCAGTACCACTAACAGAAGGCGACAATCCTATGTGTGCTTATTTTATTAAGGATATCTCTCGACAAAGCGAAGTAGTTAACTACGGCAAAGTTTGGTAATGGGACAGTTAAAGCCGGGTGCCACATACATCTACGAAAAAGCAGATGGTATAACGTATGCTAGAGAAGTTGGCGCACACCCAGGTGATCGTTTCCCTATTGGGTGGGATTACGATCGACTAGAAAAAGACAAAAGAACTGAACGTATTCGGATGTGGGATAGTATATACGAGTTAGCTAAAACTACACCTGCTTTACAAGACGCAATAGATCGTGTTATAGTAACATATGAATTAACTAAAGGCGAAGATCCGCCGGGATGGCATCCAGTATGAGTGACCCACTAGATATTAAAAACGAAATGGCGCAGTTTGATCGTAAGAATCGTAATTTTTACGATAGTCTTGACGACGAACAAAAGAAGAAGTTTAGTCCATTTTTAATGATTCGTTGGGGTAGTAGTGTGGGGGGTAGCTTTGACTTACAGGCTTACTACTTAATGAGTTGCAATGAAAATCTAAACAAGAACTTCTTTGATATAAACACTACACAACATAAAAAACTACAGTGGTTATTAGCCACTACGGTTAGTCCGGGCATGGGAAATCAATATCATCAATGGTTATCTCTTAAGAAAAAGGGTACTACTGATAATAAGAGTATTAAGTTTTTGCGTGAACTACACCCCGATATGAAGGATGAAGATCTTAAATTAATGGCCGAACTGAATAGTAAAGACGATCTTAAAGAACATGCCCGCCTATTAGGCTGGGATGATAAAACTATTAAGAAAGAGCTATGAACATACTGTTAAATGGCTGTAGCTTTATGGATAGCTATTATTACAGTCAACACTTTAATCGATTACTTGGTGCTAATACTGTAAACATAGCCAAGCCCGGTAGTTCCAATCGTCGTATTATCCGCACTACACTAGATTATATAGAGCAAAACCCAGTTGACTTAGTTGTGCTGGGTTTAACTTTTTATGATCGTCAAGAAAGTCCACTAATCAAACGAGCAGATCCGTGGGTTAGTTATAATAGCCAGGGTATGCAAGCTCAATTTGCATCAGCAGATGATTTTGATTCTACAGTAGAGCATAAACTAGTTGACGATTATGTTAAATCTAGATATAAGTTTGATATCAATGAACATTACATAGAGCAACTGTATTTAGATTTAAAGTTATTTGGTGCATACCTGCGTGAACAGGATATTAAGTTCTTAATATTCAATACTTGCGATACACACTTGCACGAAAATTTAGGTCCGGGCTTTGTGCCATTTACATTTGTAGGCAATACTTATTTAGAGAAAATGGGTAGCCAGTGTATGGAACAGGATCGAGACTTGCCCCACAATGCTAGACATCATTATGGTGAAGATGTTATAATATTAGTTAAGCGTTTACTTGAGTTTATTGAATAATGTATAAATGTCGTTATTGCGAAAAAGAATTCAGCAAGGAATCAACCTTGGCTGTGCATCTTTGCGAGCAAAAACGTCGTTGGCAACAAGAAAAAGAAGTAGGTGTGCAGTTAGGACTTAAAGCATACTTACGATTCTACGAAATCACACAAGGTTCGGCTAAGTTAAAGTCGTATGAGGACTTTGTTAAGAGTCCTTATTACAATGCATTTGTTAAGTGGGGTAGACAAATGGTAGCCATACGTGGTATTAACCCACCTGCCTTCTTAGAATGGCTGTTAAAAAATAATAAAAAGATTGACCACTGGCTTAAAGACGAATTTTATGTAACATACTTACATGAATACTTACGTAGAGAAGCAACACAAGACGCTCTAGAGCGAGCATTAAAGGAAATGCAAGATTATGCAGACGATCATCCAGAACTCAAAAATGGTTTTAGCGATTACTTTCGCTACGGCAATAGTAACCGCATTTGCCATCACATTAGTACCGGTCGTGTTAGCCCTTGGATTCTATACAACTGCACTAGTGGGGTTGATTTTCTTAGCAGTTTGCACGAGGAACAAATAGAAATAGTACTACCGTGGATAGACCCCGACCATTGGCAACGTCGATTTAAAGATTACCTAGCAGATACAGAGTGGGTTAAGGATATACTACAGAAAGCAGGACTATGAAGATCATTAGAATACCACACAACACTAACGAACGAGGTGTAGAGATGTGGGCAGTTAAAACTCTACGCATCAAACGCGAACTTAAAGAACACGGATTAGAAGAACGCAGGGATTATGATTGTAACTTTGTATCTAAGGGATATATTGAAATGCGTTTCTACAATCCACAAGACCCTGCTGTTAGTTTATTTTGTTTAAAGTACTCATGAAATTTAAATCAGACATTGATATCGACTTTGGTGATCGCACACAAGCATTAAAGTTGCTTAAAGTTACACCTGCGAGTATATTACGTGATGGGAAGTTAATACAGCATAATACGGGAGTGTATCCAACTGCAATCCCTGTAGATCCATTTACTGGAATGTCTAGTATTGAATATGAATCTGCAGAAGATCGTGGCTATGCTAAGTTAGACTTTTTGAACGTATCATTATATACGCAGATAAAGAACGAAGCGCATTTACAAGAGTTAATTAAGCATGAACCCTTGTGGGATTTATTGTTAGAGCGTAGTGTATGCGAACAATTAATACACATTAATAATCACTATGATACATTAATGAAAATGCCTGAGCCTGTAAACTCTATTCCTAGAATGGCTATGTTCTTGAGTGTTATTCGTCCTGCAAAAAGACATTTAATTGGTAAAACTTGGAAGGAAGTTGCTGAAACTGTTTGGGATAAACCTACTGATGATAGTTACTACTTTAAGAAAAGCCACGCTATTGCTTACGCAAATTTGGTGGCTGTTAATTTGAATTTATTTTGTGAAAAAATTAGCTGGGAGTTTAGCTAACTTTACGAACTAGAGTTATACTCTTGCGCTTACTACGCTTACTAGCCATTTCTTTAAGGCTAACATAAGGCCCCATTTTAATTTCCACGTCTTTACTATTCATAGTACGTAGACAAGTTTTAAACAATACCCAATCTTGTTTTAGAAAAACATTAATAGGCATTAGTCTATTACTTTCCCACCACCATGTTTCCCCGAGGCTTAGGAATATACGCTTAAGATCATCGTCTTTTAGCGTTCCGAAGTCGTACAAAGTAGTAATAACTTCATCAAAATTCTGTATGATGCCAATATAGTCGTTACCGCCATAGGTAATATAGCTTATGAACGGGTATTGTGCGAGTAGTTGCTTGTAGTGATCTTCCACGTTATCCGATAAATATGTTAAAGACGAGCAAAAAAATGATTACTGTCAAAGCATATTTATATCCGAATACTGTCGAGGTTCAGTTTTTTGATCCTGCAATATTTACTACAAGGAATCGCCAAGTGTATAGCCGCCCAATTAAAGTATATCAGGGTATCGATAACCCTATCCAAATTATCATCCGCAATCAAGATCAAAAGTCAATTAATTTAACTGGGTCCGCTGTACAGGTAGATATACAAGATCCAACAAATCAACTCAGTGTAGCTAGCTATGCAGTTAATTTTACTGGCCCAGGTGCAGATATTACCAAAGGGTTAGGCACAGTAATTTTAGATCAAGCAACAGTTGATCAACTTGAGCAACGCTTTTATAAACTTACTGTTCGTCAAATTAATACAAGTACAAATAAAGCAAACCCTGTGTATATTGATGACAACTATGGAGTACCTTTAGATTTAGAAGTATTACCTGCTTATTATGCAGATATGGCTCCTGCCCCAACTGTAGGAACAGAAATTGTTGTTGACGGGGGTACATTGTAATGTCGGGAAATATTCGCCTAACACAAATATTATTAAAACGCGGCAATACAGCCGCTGCCAGTTCTTATATTGGTCCAATTGGCGAAATAGTAATTGACACAGATTTACAAACGCTACGTATACAAGACGGATTAACTCCTGGCGGACATATTGCTAGCGCAGATTTAACTGGCATTAACAGTAATATTGCCAGCTTACAGTCAAGTATTAGTGCTATTACAGGAATTGATACAGAATTTGTTGCTAACATAAATGCACTATTATCAAACGCCGCTACACAACAAACACAAATTAATACACTCACTGGTGATTTTATTTTTGAAGGCAATATTCTTAGAGACCCGAATGCTTTTTCTCTTAGTAACCAAATTGATAACGGCAGTTCTACTGCACGATTAAGTATTCCTGCATACGGCGATGCAAGTAATCCTATTACATTATACAACAATTATGGCAATGTTGATGTTTTAGTTGGTACCGACAGCACAATAACAGGTGCCTGGCAATTTAATAATAATGGGCAATTAAATGTACCTCAATTTTCAGGATTAAACATTAACTGGTATAGTGACACAGCAGGTGCTGGTGATAGCCATTTAGATCAATTACAACTTTACAATACGCACCTCGATGGTCTGCGTATTAAAAATACTGTAGACGGTGTTGACCACGAATGGAAGTTTGGTAAAGATAAAAATGTTTACTTACCATCCGATGGCGGTATTGTATTCTCTGGCGGAACACAAACTATGCCGTACCTTGGACCAACTGGCGACATGGTATCCGTTATGTCAACTCCGCCAATGGCGGCTACTGGTGCATTATGGTATAGTACCGAAGATGGTAGATTATATATATCCAACGGAGATTTCTGGGTTGATGCTAGTCCACAAGTTGTTCCTACTAATATGGTTGGGTATGATGTTAATGGTAATATAACACTACCAAGTAACTTAGACTTTACATCAAGTCCGGCTATACAAACTACCGGTATCGTGTTTGGAGACGGAACGTTCCAGACTACAGCATATACTGGCGGCGGAAGTGTTGGTACGCCAACACAGGTTATTGGTACAGCAGGTACTTATAATAATCCACATATTGTACAAGTAAATCCAACCGACAATAACTGGAACTTTGGTTTCTACTCAGACAATGCAAGTCAATTCTTTACACAGACTACATTTTATGGTGATGGTACTGCTAATAGAGGATTTAGAGTTCTTGATTTACAAAACGGCAACACACCATTAACTGTTGACAGTAGAAATATTGTTACACTTGGCTCTGGGGCACAGCTAGCATTTGCTGATGGTGGCATGATAGATTCTGTTGGCAGTGGTGTACTTGGAATCCAATACTTACAAAGCACAGGTATCCAAGTTGCACAAATTAATGGACTTGGCACTAGTTCATTGACGCTACAAGCAAATAATAATAACTTTGTATTTGGGTCAGATGGCACGTTGGCGCTAGCCGGACCAGTACTTGGCGTAGCAAGACCACAGTTTCCACCGGCACCACCAGGTTCAATCTTAGATTACAGAGTCTTAGTACAACCTAATAGTGGCGATTCAAGTCGACAGTTTGTATTTTGGTTATCACCTGGCACCACACAGGGTGGGTTCGAATTACCCCCATCGGGCGACACCGGGGTTATGGGTATCAACCTTTCACATACGAACGGTAATACCGGTGAACTATTTACAGACGAATCTGGAACGAATTTATACGCACTAGGCGGAAATATAAATTTATATACTAATAATGGTACTAATAGTTATACATTAACTTTAAACAGCACAGACGGTTCCTTAATATTCCCCGATCACACTATCCAAACTACAGCCTTTACAGGTCCGCAAGATTTAAGCGGTTATGCAACTACATCGGCCGTTGATACAGCAATTAGTACAGCAATTAATAATCTAATAGATTCTGCACCGGGTACACTAGATACATTACAAGAAATCGCAGCCAACTTAGCCGCAGAGGCAGGCGCAATTGGTAGTATCACAAGCAGTATTGCATCAACTAATGCAAACGTAACTGCGGCAAATTTAACGATTGCTGGATTACTAACAAATCATATCACAGGTGTTAGTGGATTTACATTATTTGATGGTATAGGAAGCACTATAGTAGCAACAGGCGCTGTAGACAACTCTTATGCTCTTGCTGGTGTTTATTATTTACAAATTATCAAAACAAAATTGCCAAGCAATTTTAATACCCAGTTATCTGCCGGTACGTGGACGGTGCAATGTAACACCGATACATCAACTGTTACTAGCGTAGAGAGTGTTGATTATTACGGAACACCTGCGTGGAAGATACACACAAGTAGTAGCGTTAGCGGTGCAGGCTATATTCCAACATTTGTACAACATACTTCAAATGGTTCTATTACCTTCCCAGACAGTACAGTTCAAACTACAGCATATACTGGATTTGGTAATGCTAACGTAGCGGCTTACCTAGCACAATCATCGAGTAGTCCAATTACAACAACAGGTAATATTGGTGGCGGAAACGTTATTGTTATTAACAATATTACGGCTAGCACATTCACATATCCAAATGGAGCTCCGTATGCTGGCACATATAGTAATGCTAACGTAATAAGCTATCTATCAACAAATACAGCCACAGTAGCTAACTTGGTTATAACAGGATCTGCTCCAAGTTCATTAATTGGGACAGCAGGCGACGTTGCTGGTATGATTCGTGTAGACAGTAACTACATTTACTATTGCACAACTACATTTACTCCGAGCACATATACCGTGGGCTGGGGCGGCGCAACAAGCGGTACAATTTTCTTAACTAAGGGATCGTATCCTCAACCACAAACAGGATGGACAGTTAGTGGTATTTCGGGATACGGCGGAACACTTACCATCACTGGAGTAAGCGATGGTGGCAGTAGTTGGCAATGTACTGCTACGCCAACTCTCGGATCAGCTAGTGGCGGAACTGTTACATTAACAAATCCTAATCCCCCAACAATTTGGACTAAAACTCCGATAGCGGCAACTACTTACGCTAACGCTAACGTAGCCGCTTACCTAGTATCTAATCCTCAAGCAGGAACATATAGTAATAGTAATGTAGCAAGTTATTTGGTTGCTAATCCGCAAGCTGGTACATACAGTAATACCAACGTAACAGCATTATTATCTGGTAACGTTTCCTCTGGTAACTTAGCAATTGGTCATTTACAATTACACGGTCTGGATTATAGTATTGGCACAGACAACGGCGCCGCTGTAACCTTTAACAATCGAGTTAACATCAATGGCTCGAGTGTTAACATAGGTTTATATGTTTCTAGCAACGTTAGTGTTGGACAAAATAGTAATGCATCATCATTCTATGGCGGCGGATTTTACTGGTCAGGTAATGGCGTATCAATACTAAGTGGCATTGGTGGAACATATAGTAATGCTAACGTAGCTTCTTATTTGCCTGTATATTCAGGTAACATTGGGGCTGGTAATGTCATTACAACCGGTACAACTATTAACACAGGTGTAACATCTACTGGCAACATTGTAACAACTGCTAACTTTGTTGGTAGCGGCCAATACTTAACTAATTTAAGTTACACAGCAACAGGTAACATTGTAGGTACAAGTCCAAACGTTACATTGATTGCTGGATCATATAGTACTATATTTGACAATACCGGCAATGTTACATTAGCTAACGTAGCCAACGCATATATTAACGGCAGTAGTATCAATGGTAATATTATATTAAATCCAGCCGGTACCGGCGATGTGTACATAACCCCTAATACACAACTGTATATTCAAGACCCAACGGCATCAACTAGTATTACAACCGGCGCTGTGGTTGTTGCTGGCGGCGTTGGTATTGGTGGCAACCTAAACGTTGGTAATGTCAATCTTGTACAAAAACATAGCATTCTGTCTGGTATTCAAAGTGCCCCAACCGCAGGCGCAATCACCGCAAATGCTATGGTATCGTTTGGTGGCGCTGGTGGTAACCAACTAGCAATGGGACAATATCCAATTGGATCAACATACGGTGGTACTAACGTTCAGTACAGTCAATGGTTACAAAGTGGGTACGTTGGTAACGCCACATACTATCCAATTGTATTAAATCCGTTAGGCGGTGGAGTAGTTGTTACAGGTGGTGGCATGATTAGCAAGGCCTTTACAGCCAATCTAGCATTGAACACCAACTTAACATTAGACAACGTTAACCTTCAAATTCAAAGTCAGAACTCTGGTATTTGGTTATTTGCTGGCACGGTATCGGGAACTTCGACTTATAGTTATAACCTACTTTGGCAATTTAATACCGGTTCTGGTTCTTCTCCACTATCCTCAATGGGATCAATGAGTGCTACAACAACTGTCGCTTCTATAGGAAGTACATCATTCTCGGCTCTGACTGCAAATGATTTAGTTACTTGTAACTTAGTAGATATGACAAACAGCAAGATGTATAGAATCACCATGCAACTGACTTCGGGCTCTAGTCCATATGGTACTTTCGTAACAATCGAGAGAGTGTGATGATTATTCAAGGTGCAACTCTTAAAAACGTTGGGTTTGTTACTGATGCTAGTTTAGTTAAAGATAGTTCAACATTATTATTACTCGATGCGGGAAATACAGCAAGTTATCCCGGCACAGGCACAACTTGGTATGATCTAAGTAGCAATAGCAATAACACAACTACCTACGGCGGCACAGCACCTACATATAGTTCTAGCAACGGCGGATACTTCACCTTTAGTGGTAGTAATTATTTTCAAACAGCAAGCTCAAAATATAATGTTACCTACACTGGCAAAACAGTTTTTATTGCGGCCAATGCTTCAAGTGGGTGGACTAGTGCATATCGTGCCTTATTTGGCGCAGGTGGTGCAACACAAAATAGAAACTTTAATACATATTTGTATAATACCGGCTCAGCTTATCAGATACATTTTAGTAGTAACACTTATGGTGGGTTAAGTAATAATATTAGTTTTTCTGCAAATACATGGTTTACTGTAGCTGTAACACAAAACTCTAGCGGATTAATTAGTTATTATTTAAACGGGTCTTTAGTAAACACCCAAAGTTCAACATTTAGTCAATATGTAACAGATACCTACGAATGGATAGGAGCCAGTGATAACTATTGGTCGGGCCCGATTTCCGTAGTTGGTGTATATAGTAGGGTACTATCTGCAACAGAAGTACTAAACAATCATAATGCTGTTCGTGGTAGATACGGCATTTAACGATAAATATGGTATAAGGAACTAAAATGATATATTTTCCACCTAGTCCTACTGTAGGACAAGAATACATAGGAGTAAACGGTGCTACTTATACGTGGACAGGTAACCGATGGAGTAGCGTAGTTTCTATAGAAACAGGTACAGCAGTAGCATATAGTGATGGCGGAGATGCTAGCACAACACAATTTAACAATGAATTTGATGGCGGAACCGCTTAAGGAATAAACAATGACAACACAAATTAAACTTAGACGAGATTTATCTATTGCTTGGACTGATGCTAATCCAATATTAGCCCTAGGCGAACCTGGTTTAGAAACCGATACAGTAAAACTTAAATACGGCGACGGCACGACCCACTGGAATGACCTACCTTATGCTAACGGATTACCGGAAGGTATGATCTCAGGCAGTTGGGACGATGAGCCGACATTATTCAATGATAATGCCAATGGCTACCACAGAATACAAACGCAAGCTGGTTCTTATTTCTACGACGACAACCAATATTCCAGAAACACATTGAGTTGGCACGATATGGGCGACTATAGTAACTATTCCCACGTTATGGCCGATCCATATGGTGTAAGTATTCGCAATGCTGACTGGACTGGCAATCGCACAAATTCTCTATACTATTGGTTATTTGGATTTGATGGTATAACCCGATTCCCTAATGGTTTATTATTTGATTGGTGGGATGATGGCAATATTAGTAATGATTATGTAGGCCTATACCAATCAGATCCTACCGGCGAAAAAGGTGGTGGTGATAATAACAACTACCGTGTGCAATTACAATCGATGACTGATTGGGTTGAAGGTAGTGACTACGGTCGATCTACACTAAGCTGGCACGATTATAATTACTCAGTATATAGCCACGTTCACTGCGACCCATATGGTGTAAGTATTCGTAATGCCGCTTGGGAACCAGGTGGTTATACTAACTATTGGGCATTTAACAACAATGGCACTACTAATTTCCCCGGCGACATAAACTTACAAAATGATACTACTATTTCAAATCCATCTAGTGGTGTACTTGAAGTAAATGGTAGTGTAGTAGATACATTGGTTACAAGTGCATTTAACCAAACTAGTCCAAGTATTACTCGTGAAGAACTTACGGTTGCTGTTAACAGTTCGGGAAGACTTAATTTAGTAAATAACACAGGATCGCCATATCAAGTTCAGTATGCTGGAACATTTATAGACGCTTCGTCTGGAACGACCACCGGTATTGCTAGTAACCAGGCTAATGTTCTTAGTGCTAGTGGCGGTTCGTATCAGCCAGGAGCACAATTTATTAATATCGGCGATACACTAAACTTAACCGTACACATTCCCGATTTAAGTAAGATTTTCAGAATAACGGTAGTTGGCGGGTATAACAGTGGTGTCCCAACCGGCGCCACAGGATATGCTAATATTATTATCGAACGATTAATGTAATTAAAAGGATAAACCAAAATGACAACATACAACGTATCAATCGCATCTAAAAAAGCTAATGTAACTATTGCTGGCACCCAAGTAACTGGTGATACTACACAAGTAGCTCAAAAAGCGGCCAATTTACAAGCTGCCGAACTAAGCCACCAAGACCACCAAGCGGCGTGGGATTGGAAAGCAACCATCACAGCCGCTTAACCAAATCAATTTGACTTTTAGCATCGTACAGTATATAATTGTACGATGCTGAATTCTATCCGCGACGCAGTAACCCAAATATTACCGCATAAACGTAAAACTAATGCTACCTCTGGTTGGATTAGTTTTAATGCACCTTGTTGCGTACACAACGGAGAAAGTGCAGATACTCGCGGTCGTGGTGGACTAGTAATGAACCCAGATGGTGGTGTTAGCTATCATTGCTTTAATTGCAATTTCAAAGCTAGCTATGTTCCCGGTCGCCACTTAACATATAAATTCCGTAAATTATTATCTTGGCTAGGTGCCGACGATGGTACTGTTAAACGATTAGTAATTGATGCTATTCGTATTAAAGATTTAGTAGCACCCGAGCAAATCGTTGAAGCAACAGAACAAGAAGAAATAAAATTTAAAGCAAGACCATTGCCCGAAGAAGCGCAGTCGTTTTATGCACTACACAGCTTTTACGAATTAAACAATAATGTTGATGTACCAGATGATTGGCACAAAGCTGTAATATATACGGGCGCCGCTAGACAAATTGATTGTTCTAAGTATGATTTTTACTGGACACCGGAAAAGCAATACAATTTACACAAACGAGTTATTGTTCCATTTACTTGGAAAAATCAAATCATTGGCTACTCTGCTCGTGCATGGGACGACACCGTAAAGCCTAAGTACCATTCAAGTTACGAACCTAACTATGTATTCAATGTCGATCGTCAACACAAAGATTCAAAGTTTGTTATTGTAGTCGAAGGACCGTTTGATGCTATGGCTATAGACGGCATAGCTGTATTAAGTAACGAGTGCTCTGAAATACAAGCAGACATTATTGATAGCTTGGGTAGAGAAGTTATTGTTGTACCAGATGCTGATAAGGCCGGCGCCAAACTAATTGACCAAGCAATAGAATATGGATGGAGTGTTAGTTTTCCTGTATGGCAAAATTCTTGTAAAGACGTTGCAGACGCAGTAGCAAAATATGGTAAGTTATTTGTATTAAAAAGCATATTAGAAGCGCGGCAATCGAATAAATTAAAAATTGAATTACGTAAAAAGAAACTATATAATTAACTATGGCAACAGAATATACACCAGAGCTACAAAAACTATTTTTGGAAATGATGTTAAATGACGCACAGAACTTTGTGCGTGTACAGAACATTTATAACCCAGAAAACTTTGATCGCAGTTTGCGCCCCACAGCAGAATTTATTGCCAAGCACTCTGCAGAGTTTAAAACACTTCCTACATACGAACAGATTAAAGCACTAACTGGTGTAGAGCTTAAACCTATTCCTGAAACTGTTGACGGACACAGTGAATGGTTTATGCAGGAATTTGAAGGATTCAGTCGTAAGGAAGAACTTAGTCGTGCTATTCTTAAAGCCGCAGATTTATTAGAAGAAGGCGATTACGATCCTGTTGAGAAGTTGATCAAAGACGCAGTACAAATTAGTTTAACAAAAGACTTAGGTACAGATTACTTTGCGGATCCTAAAGTACGTATCGACAAATACTATAACTCGGGCGGGCAAGTAAGCACAGGTTGGCCAACTATGGACAAGGTATTGTACGGTGGATTTAGCCGCGGTGAACTAAACATATTTGCTGGTGGATCGGGCTCAGGTAAGTCTTTAGTTATGATGAACATTGCACTAAGTTGGTTGCAACAAGGACTTAGTGGCGTGTATATTTCCTTAGAACTTTCAGAAGAACTAGTAGCATTGCGTACCGATGCAATGTTAACAGGAACAGGTACAAAAGAAATACGCAAGGACATTGAAACTACAGAACTTAAAGTTAAGATGGTAGGTAAGAAGTCCGGCAAGTATCGCATTAAAGCATTGCCAGCACAAAGCAACGTAAACGATATTCGTAGCTTTATTAAAGAATATCAAATACAAACTAATAATAAGGTTGACTTTGTTATGGTTGACTACTTAGACTTAGTAATGCCAGTTTCAGTTAAAGTAAATCCCAATGATCAGTTTATTAAAGACAAATATGTAGCAGAAGAATTGCGTAACTTATCGCAAGAGCTAGGTGTATTATTAGTAACAGCTTCGCAGTTAAATCGCTCAGCAGTTGAAGAAATTGAGTTTGACCATAGTCATATTGCAGGTGGTATTTCTAAGATTAATACAGCAGATAACGTATTTGGTATCTTTACATCACGTGCTATGAAAGAACGTGGACGTTATCAAATTCAGTGTATGAAATCACGTAGTTCTACTGGTGTGGGACAAAAGATTGACTTAGAATATAACATTGAAACTATGCGTATTACCGACCCAGGCGAAGAAGGACAAGAAAGCAATAGTCCGTTTAAACCTGGTGGCAGTATCTTAAGTCAAATTAAAACAACTACTACATTAAACCCTACAACGGGCTTGCCACAGGTAAAAGAAGGGTTTGATGTCGAAAAAGATGCAGGTCCCCCACCTGGATCTAGTGCAGAAAGCACTAAATTAAAGCAAATGCTTGCTGGTCTTAAAGCCAAGTCTGAATAGTCCTGTAATAAATACTACATAAACTGGAGCATACCTTGCAAAAGAAGGCCCGTAGCATATTAGACGAACTAGACACGTTGCTAGTACACAAAGATCGTGAGAATCTTGTGGAAAGCCGTGCCACCCACGTTATTCAGGGTGCTATCAATCTAATCAACTATATTCGCGAAAACTACGATGCCGAACAAGCAGGAGAGCTGGAGCGTCGATTAATCAATTCTATCCGCACCCAAGAGCCAGAGAAATTCAAGCGTGGTGTACGGAGATTAAAAAGTGAAGATTAATGAAGTTATTACAGAATCGCAACTCAATGAGCTTGGTCTTAAAGATCTAAAAAGCGGTATTAAAAAAGCCGGTAACTATGCGGCTAACAAAATTGGCCAAGGTGCTGGTTATGCCGCTGGCGGCGTTGGTAACTATGCTAAAGGTTGGGGCAAAGTTGGTAATAGACTTGCCAAACAACTAGTAGGTAAAGATCCAAAATCAAGCTGGTTCCAAGGCGATGAAATACCTCAAGGTTCTGTTCCTGTTTATAACGACGACTTAAAACCAAGCCACAATGGAGAAGTTTTTCTTGTTCGTTATAATGGACAAGAGTATTTTAAAAGCTATACCGGTCGTTGGTATGAGAAACATGGCTTTAATCCAAACGATTTTAGTGCAACACACCCATTGGATAGTTACAAAGAATATGAAGTATTAGATCAGCAAGTAGCTAATCAAAATTTTCAAAGAATTAATGTAGCACAAGATGCCGACGGCTCTAATAATTTTACCGCAGTAACTAATCCTTCAAGAGTTCGAGTATCAAAAAAACGTGGACAGAAATAATGTATCTATATGAAGGTGGTAATGTATTTGACAACACAGCAGACGTACCCAAGGAGTATGTGGGTCCTGTAGTTGACACGGTTAAACGTGAACTACCAAGTGCATTGCAAAAACAATTAATCCCTAACATTGGATCTGCAGGGTTTAAAGTAGCTAGCGGCGACATTGATGTATTCTTAGATGAACGTGCATTATTAAAAAACTTTGGTGTCGAAGATGTTAAACAAGCTAAAACGGCATTAGCACAATACTTTAGTGCTAAGGGTTATGCAACAAAACTAAGTGGACGTAACGTCCACGTTGATGTTCCGTATCAAGCACAAGATGGTAAGACATATTATGCACAAGTTGATATAATGGTTATTGCCAACGCTAAAGGTGTAGCAGATTGGCATCAACATGGCCCACGTGGTAGTTATGATGATCCTGGCTTTAAAGCCAATCATCTTTATATTTTATTAAACTCTATTGGCAAGGCACTTGGAGTTAAAGTAGATGCATTCGGTGGTACAGTTATGCGTCGTGATGATAACACAGTTGTTGCTGACAATAGAGAAGATGCCGCTAAGTTATTATTAAATCCCGGTGCACACGCCGCAGACTTAAACTCTGTTGCTACAGTAATGAAAGCACTAGAAGGCGACCCAGACAAAGAAGCAAAGCTAGCACAAGCACGTCAAGATCAAAGTAAAGGTTTACTAACACTTCCAGAGGATATTGCCCCAGGGACAGCCGCATGGTTCCGTAAGATGGGACACAATCTATGAAAATAAGAGATATTATCCTTGAGGGCGGGTGGGACTCTACTGCTACACATGGCACAGTAATACATCCAAGCGTTGTTAAAGCTGGACTTGCACAAATGCAAAAGTTTATTGCGGGCTTTAATAAGTTCCTTAAAGGTAAAGGCATTCCAGCTGTGCGTATTGGAACTCCAACTGGTAGTAGTGCTTATCATGATGTTGATCCAGAGGATGCAATATACGGAGATATCGACTTACAGATTATTGTTCCAGTAATGCCTGACTTAGCTGACGCTACAACAGCAACCATACAAGGCTGGTGGTATAAGTTAGAAGATGAATTCGTTCGTGCAAATCCTAACATAGTACATGCCGAATCAAGTCCCGGTCATCCTATTCTGAATGTGGGCAAAGACCAATGGGTACAAGTAGACATGATGATACATCCAGAGCCATTGGCTAAATGGGGTGCGGCTCGTGTTGTTCCTGAGCGTGGTGTTAAAGGTTTGTTACACGGTAATATGTTTAGTGTGTTTGGCGAGTTGTTAATGATGAGTATTCAACATGCTGGTGCACAACTTAAAGTTAAAGACAATGCACGTGCTCCTTACTCTACCACAAGAAAATACGATCAGTTAGTAACAGTAACAACTAATCCGGAAACATTTGTATTAGATGTGTTTAACTATGAAGCAAAAGAGTTAGGAATTAAAAAGCCTAAGATTGCTCCACTACTAAAACAATATCCTGGTAAGAATTTAGAAGATGTTAAGATACAAAATTTAGTTAATGCTGTTAAAGGGTTTGCAGAAAGTTGCGAACTAAACGGTATGTTTGGACAAGGTGCACTAGCACAGTATACAAGTGCTCAAGACTTTATCGGAAAGTTCTGGCAAGTGTACGAAGGCAAGGCAATGAAGGATATCAATGCCTCTAAGCGTGATAAAGCAGTAGGTAATCCCGAAGCAGAAGCACGTGCCGAAGAAGATAAACAAAAAATTATGAAGGGCCTTGAATACGTAAGAGGCATGTTTCAATGAGATTAGATTTTATTAATAACATTCTAGTAGAAGCTCGCACTGGTGCTCAACCTCATCCAGAGGACAGCATCTTTGACGGCGCACAAGCCGCTGAGCAAGCTCTAAAAAGTTTACAATATGTTATTAAAAACCCAGGTAGCGTAACTATCAAGTGGGACGGATTTCCTGCACTTATATTTGGACGTCTACGTGATGGTCGCTTTACAGTACAAGACAAGTATATGTTTGATGCTAAGTTCTTTGCTGATAGTCCTGCTAAATGGCAAGAATATGATCAACAAAAGAAATCGGGCAAAACACGTCCAGATTTATATCCTAAGCTAGCTAATATTTGGCAGGGACTAGAACAAGCAGTGGGTAGCAGTGAAGGATTCTTCTGGGGCGACTTACTATGGTGGGACCAACTGCCCGATCAAGGTGGTGCGTATGCGTTTAAACCAAACGTAGTTGAATATCGTGTTAGTGCTAATACTCCACTAGGTAAGCAAATAGGTAAAAGTGTTGGTGGAGTGGTAGTACATCAATATTTTGCAGACGACGGAGCACCCCCACAGCAATGGAATGGCAAAGGACTAACTATGAATGGTCCTGTAACAATCTTAACTCCTAGTGCCAATATTAAATTTAGTTTAAATGACCCTGTTCAATTATCACGCGGGGCTGCCAAAGCAGTTACGCAGTACGGGCAATTAGCTGAAAGTTTTCTAGTAGAATTGCCAGGTGTAGCACGTCAAGCACTACAAAAATATTGCAATAAGAAAATTACTGGACAAACCAATGAAGATTTGGGACCATGGCTACAGCACAATGTTAGTGCTAAACAATTTAACTTTTTAGTTGGGGTAGATGGTAACGAAGGTTATTTAGTACGTGAAGAAAAAGGCTTAAATGCGTTATTTGCTATTTGGAATAGTTTATATGCATTTAAAGTTAATCTAGCGGATCAGCTAGAACACCAAGTACAAGGTATCGAGCAAACAGTTAACGGAAAACCTGCTGGGGAGGGCTTTGTGTTTAATACCCCGCAAGGGCTTGTAAAGCTAGTAAATCGCGGTACATTTAGTGCGGCTTTATTTGCAAAAGAAGAATAAAACACCATTTTTTTGCAAAAAGGCTAAATAATTACATGCGCCGAGCGCACATATATTAAGGAGAATTACAATGGCAATCCAAACACGTTATGCAGGTGATGCAAATGGCGTTAACAACGTTGACGCAAAGTATGATGGTACACTAGGTACAATCGTAGCAACAGGTTTAACAAAGAACCCAACAGCAATCGCTGTTACTTTAGGCGGTGCAGGTCCACAAGTTTTCTTAGCTGGTGACTCTGCTACTGGCGGTCCAGTAGAAGCAATTCTAAAACAAATCGCTATCGATTCTACAATCGTTATGTATCAAGTTGATACAAAAGGTTTAAGCGTTTTAGTTGAAGCTACTGGTGGTACAACTTCAGCAATCGCTACACGTATCGCTACATTAGCTAACGCTAGTGCAACTTTAGGTACAGGTAACGTTTGGGCTAACTTAGCTACAGTTACAAGCACAAGTGGTTTCAAACTATCACCAAACGCTTAATTAATTTTAAGTATAATAAAAGAACGCATCTTAATGATGCGTTTTTTTATGGCCGATAAATATCTGTATGTCCAACAATCTACAATTCTTCCAAGGTTATAGTTTAGTAGATATTACTCCTACTGGGATTATCCGCGGGACCAACAACGAGTATGAACGTAATCAACAGCGTAACTGGGAAACAGTACTACAATGCATCGGTTTGCGTACACAACCACACAATATAAGTGAACCTGAAAGTACTCTAGCTGAGTTAAAGTGGTTACAGTTTGGCGACTTTTACTCAGGAGAACAACGTATATGGACTTGGACCTGGGCTATAGAAGGTCTTGGTGCATACGATTTAAATGAAAAACCGTTGGCTGGATTACTACAAGACTTTGAACAAGTTCCGGTAATTACAGGATTAGACGAAACAGCTCGTTTTATGTTACCTATCTTTTATCCGCATGGTACCATTAAAAACATCTATTTTACACAAATACCCACAGCATAAATATATTAGATGCTACGGCACCATTAAGGCTCATTATCAAGGCACACATAGGCTCAAGAAAAAGCGTCGCTACTATTGAAAGAAGCGGGTATGTCCACCACCGATATTGAAAAGAAAAGCCTTGAGGCGCACGTAGAACTTTGCGCTGAAAGGTATAGTAACTTGGAAACAAAACTAGAGCACCTAGATAGTCGTATGGACAAACTAGAAGGCCACATTGTGGATATTAAAGACAGCCTGGGTAAAGTTGGATCAGAAGGTAATAAAACTCTTATTACAAT